TTGCGAAAATCTTCTATAGTTTTTAACTGGTTACGTTGCCAATTTCTATTGGACCCCATACCACTGTCTAACATATGCTTACCAGTATTTTCGGTTAACATATTATATATTATATTTTCTGTGTTCATTTTAACCTCTGATTAATTAATATTAATATTTATTCTATAGTAAAAATAAATAAATTAGTTAAAGAAAGTGATGATGATAATTTAATTGCTAGATTAATAGAAACTAAGAATAAAGTTATCACAATGAATAGTAGTAAATTATCTTTACTAAAACTTAAACAACTTAAAAACGATTTGAATTATTAAATAGTAGTTATTATATTTTAATAAAATGTAACTATTATGAAAACAGGAAAAAGAATACCTTTAAAGGTAAATTCTAAATTTAAATCACATATTGGTAC